CAGCAAGTCGCGACGAATCAAATCGCCTTTAAATGTCGCAAGTCTCTGACCTTCAGGCTTTGTTTCTGTGCGAATGATATCCTGATATACAATAACATCTGTCGTAGCCAAAGGAAGTGTAGGAATGTCTTCGGCTGCTGCAGATTCAAATGTTGGGTTTAACGATACCTTCAGCGTCTCGACAACATTTGTGCTAATAATTCTAAATTCAATTGTTACAGTAACTGCATTAAAATCTGGTGTTGCTGTAACTTTAACTCCCAGAACTTTTGCTCTAGGCTCGTATCTTTCGATTGTACTTGTAACTCTATCAATGATTTCGTCGCCAATATCATCGTCCATAAGTTCGAACAAAAGCCCATGAAGATTTGCTCCGTACTGTGGGCGATAAGGCTTTTCGTATCTATTTGTAAGCAATAGGTTCTTAACAGCCTGCTTTACAGAAGCAGCATCAGTCTTTCGAAAAACATCGCCATCCGTCGATGTTCTCGCATCCAAAGACAAATCAATATCAGAGTAAACGCGCTCTTTTACAACGCGAATACTGCTGTTTAGATTGCCATCTTCTGTAGAGAAAATTTTGGACATAGGGTGTTAAAACCTTTTCTTTTTATTTATATCAATCGTCAGGAAGGATTTCTAGCAGTTCATTTTTAGTTTGAAGTTCGCCGTTGTATGTGGTCTGCAAATTGTATGCAAACTGTACTTCATAACTAGCAGGTACTTCAGGTATTTCCAAAACGATTTGGCAAGTCAATTCACCGCTTGGATCAAAGGTATCGTAGTCCAGAGTCAATCGATCATAATCGATATAGTCTTTCCAGAACACCGCAAGATCAAATGTTTTGCGCGGATCAGTCTTGCCATTCTTATCAATCAACTGATAGACGATAGCGCGTCCTGTTCTTCTTAAATCATTTACACCGCCGCTTGATGGTCTTTCACCTATGTACAAAGGGATTCGTGCGACCCATCCATCCGAACTGTTTCCATAGGAACCACCCGGGTTTGCTTTCGCTAATCTTTTTGCTGCTTCTTTAGAACCTGCAGGAACTTCTTGCACTTCAAACTTAGGGTTAGGCTCGTAGATACCTTCTGACACAACCAGGCGATGCTGAGAAAATGTAGGATTGCCAATGACTGTTTTCATAGCATTTGCATGCACGACCAGATTTCTTGCAATCTGTTTTAAATCAGGTGCACCAAAGAAGTTTGCTGCATACAGTTTTTCGAACTGTGTACGCGACCCTCTTGCACCAAGAAACTTAGCGCATGTAATACCAGGACCGAGTTTCGTAGCAGAAGTAATCGCAGATTGAAACTCAGGATTGTATTCTGGATCAACTAGAATTCTCATTTGTTCACCTTGAAGCGTTTGCTGCGATTGTCAGCAGGATTATTACCAAGTAGATTTACACCAAAACGAATTGTGCCAGTCTTCGATGCAGAGCGCCCAATATTCTTAGGCATGTTCTTCTTAAAGTCTTTGTTCAACTTACCTTCGGACACAAGATAACTTGTAAAGCCACCGTTGGCAAAGTGCTGAGGATCGCGCAACTTCGAACGAATCTCATGAATTGTAGGATCGAAGTTGAATAGATCACTATAGTCATCAGACTTGAGAATCTTAGTCTTCAGTTTTGGATCGACAGACACATTTCGAATTCCGTAGTTGCTTGACGACAACTGTAGTTCGACAATACCAGGGTTAGGAATTGGCGCAGTTGGCGGAATGGGAATAAACGGCATGATACCAGGCACCGGAGGAACGACAACCGGTGACTTTGTTGAGCCAAGAATTCCTGCAGTTAATGCTGTAGTAGCAGCACCTGCACTCACTGCAAAGCCAGACTGTGCTGCGAACATAGAATAGTCTGAGCGGATTGCTTCTGCTGCTTTACCCACAAGCGATCCATAGAAAGTTGCAAGATTTGTAATGCCCGCAGGAAAACCTCCATATGATTTTCCGTAGTGATCGATCAAAGGTCCGCCAATCGTACCCTTATGACCAATCATACTCACATGACGCGCTGTGACATTTGCAGTAGACGCAGCCGCAACCCATTCATTTACTGCAGTGGTGATAAGATTACCGCCTGCAAGAATTTCTGTGTTGCCTTGAGTGAACTGATTTAGATTGCCCGCTGTAATTAGATTCTGGTCGCCAAGCACTGTAGAGGTCGCCATCCCCACAACTTGCTCGCCTCGCGCACCACGAATCGTATAGTTCTGATCTCGGTCAACTATTTTTGTGTGTCGTCCCTTGATTTCCTCAAGTTTATCTCCGGCAACACTAACATTATAATTACCACCGACATCCAAATTGAAATCGCCAGTAACGGTAAGGTTAAGATTTCCTTTGTAAACAAGATTACCTTCTCCTTCAACAATAGTAGTTTGATCACCGCCAGTTACTTCGATGCGCTGATTCTTCGATGCAATTACCACAGAACCGTCAGCGCGCATTTCTACGCCCGCACCTGTTCGATGCTTGATTAATACACGCTCAGCGCCAGGCGTGTCATCAATCTCAATCACATGACCCGAAGGTGATTCAGAGACCTGATTATAAGGATACTTCGAAGGCTTCTGATCAGGAACATCTAGAGGTATGCCATAGTCACCGCCACCTAGATCGAGTTTGTTTACTTTCTCGCCCCGCGCAGCCTTGTTGATGCTAGTGCCAAAAAAGTAATCACGATTCGGATACTCGCCAGACGCGTCAGCAAAACCTTCGTTAGGTACACCAACGGTCTCTTCTTGCCCTTCGCCAAAATTATCGACTCTACCTTTTAGATCGTCTAATTTATTTGTCATTTTTGTAGTATCTCTTCAACCGTCAACGGTGATTGGTTCAGTATGTCTGTAAACTTAGAGGTTTTGCCAAAGACGCTAGCCACATAGTCGATAACTTCAAAGCCTGGATCCACTTCGTCTTCGTCAATCTCACTGTGACCAACAATCTGACCGCCCGGAAACACTGCATAGAAAGAGCGACAGAAGTGATCAAAGGTATTCAACTGGCTTCGTGTGAGTGACTGCACCGACAGAAAGTTTCCTGGATTTGGCGTACCTGACGGAACATTGATACCGCCTACAAACACAATACCAATACTTCTCGTATCGTGATTGTTGGTGGGTGCATGTTGCCCTGCAATATTGATTGGGCGCCCGCGCTGTAAAGAACCATCGCGACGAATGACATAGTGATAACCAATGCCATTCAACCCTAAGTCTAGGTGATATTTATTGATTTCTTCTGAACCAATGTTCTTGTCTGTGTGTGTTTCTGTCCAGTGTACGACCACCTCTGTGACTTCGCGATCCACATTGCGAAGTTCTGCTTGCAGTTCTTCGATAGACGAAATATAAGGAAACACAGGATTGCCTTCCCCTTGTTGCCATTCGTTTTCAAAAGAACCTATAACATAAGGGTCAGAGAAGATTGCTTCTTCGGGCGATACTCGCGTTGCGTTATCAATCGTCGTATCAATCGATTTGACAAACTGGCGAATGGTGTCAAAGGGTTTGCCTGTTGCATCAAACAGCAGACGAACTGCAGTAGAAATATCAGCAGCATCGCCTTGAGCAAGATTGATAACTTGATTGACTTGTTCACCCGTCAGTCTAGGCGCAAAGTCGCGAATCTGTTTCTTAACATCTGTCAGAACTTCTGTGCTAATACCCTGAATGATACCAGTCTGTGAACCCTTTGCTACACGATTCTTAATCAGCGAACGATATTCATCACCTTTCTGAGTATATGCTGTGCGCGCACTTGCAGCGCCTGTAACAGAATTAAGAACTGCAGCACCGTTCTTGCCACCAGTTAGATTTTCTAAATCAGATTCTGCTTTTTTAAGATTCTGTTTGATATTCTTTGCGTCTGTAATAACAGTGTTTAGATCGCTCAAAGGATTCGTCTTGTTCTTTGCAATCGCTGTATTAAACTCTGCGCTGTCTGTGTTTCCATCAGTAATGCGAGAAGAGGTGACAGGTGTTCTGGTTAGTAAAAGGTTACCAGCACCATCAACATTGACCGCAGAAATACTATTGACGATTGTGTTTACATTTCGACTCGACGCAAGCGCTTGTGATACAGTAGTTTCAAGTTCATCCGTAACGCTTGTGACCGCAGTTTCTGTGAGAGACTTGATTGCAGTTGCACCATCAAATGCACCCATTTTACCAGACAAAACATTTTTGCCTGCATCGATGATCCCTTGCGGGCTACCTTCGACGATTGCCTTCTGTAGATTGCCCGTGTCAACGCCTAGACCAGTGATTAACTGCAGTACTGCAGCGACAGTTCCACTTATACCACCTTCTTCGTCAAGAGATGCTGCAATAGGATAAACAATCCCGTTTGAGTCTGGTTCGCTAAATGTAACATTGACCGCAGAACCAAACTTGGACAAAAGTCCTGTGACCTGCTGCTGTACAAAATCAGTAGCCATGTTTTCAAGGCTTTCAACGCCTTCGTCAATCAAACCTTCTGTGGTGAGATTGCTCAGTTTTTCTTGATACTTGTCAAACTTCTGTGTTAAACTTTGAACACCGCCTTCTACCTGCCCTGCGACAGAACCTACGGTTGTCTCAACAGAATTCTTTAGCGCGTCTTGTGCTTGTGTAGCAGTAGATTCTATTTGGCTTGTGTCAACAGAAGTCGCCGCATCTTTTACTGTGTCTTGTAATTTCTGTGATTCAGTCTTTGCCATTATGAAAGAACCTCTTCGTATGCTCTGAGAGCAAGATTGTCTGTCTGGTTAGTTCCCTTCACATATTCACGATTCACGATTGCACTTGCGCTTTTTATATCGGTGCTAGCAATCAGTTTGCTATTTACCAGATTGAATCGATTGCGTAATTCGAAAACAACAAACTGCAACTGGATCGAATACAGTCTCCAGTCAGAGTTTGGTGAATACTGTGCAGCAAATTGTAGCAGTTCGGCGAATCTACTACCGACTGCAGTGGTGTTTTTCCACTTGACAATGCCGACGGTATCTACAGAGCCTTCAGTGTCGTATGTCTGAAAGCCAGACACACCTTCAATCGCACCAGTCAATGCAGCGGCTTGAATCAACTCATACCCATTGTCAATAAAGAATTTCATCGCTTGCTGACGGCGAAGACCTACGCTAGCGCTTGCTTCTTTATCGTCTTTAAATTTAAGCGCCACTACATTTTGCAAACGCTCTTGATCATACTCAAACTTATCTTGAAACGAAACATTACGACCAGTTTGAATGGCAGTGGGAAATTCGATACGAGGCAAAGAGCCTAATATCAGAGGAGTTTGTGAAGATACACCATCAAGAAACACACCGAACACAAACGCACCAGCCATCAACTGAGGAATACGACCAATGCCTGACGCGCCTCCTTCAGTTGTAGGTAGTAGCACTTGAGCCCATGGCAAGTCTTTCTCGGGTATTTCATTTGTGACGGGATTGTGTACACCATAGATGCGAACTTTTACGCGCCCCTCAAGCCCTGCTGGCGGATGCGAATTAACTACGGTACCAAAGAACCAACGATAATCATCACCATAAAATTCTTTTTGAATTGGTCTTAAAACATTCATAGTCTAAAGTCCTTTGGCAGTTCACCTAACTTGCTCATGCGTAAGATAGCGGTGTGCTTTTCTTGAACTAATCTATGATTAATTGCCAACACGAGATAATCGCCGGACTTTCTACGATCAATTTGCTTCGTAGGGTCTTTTAGATCGCCTTCAACATTTGAATTCAGAAACAGAACACGAATTCTTCTGCCCACTGGCATCTTGCCTTCAAAGAACAAAGAGCCGTTCATGCCTATGTCGATTACATTTCTTTTCAAAAGCATACGAATCAATTTGTTCTTGACTTTAAGGCGCGATTCAATTACAGAGTTGCTTGCATCTAAGAGTGAAGTTTCATCATGATAACTTTTGAATTGATTGTAGGTTCCACTAGACACCACTTGATGAATATGTAAAGAGTTATACTCATCCGAAAGCCTGCCGTCAATTTCTAGCGACGGATCAAAGATGGTTTGTACAGTGTCGGGCGAAATAAGTTCGTTTGTATAAAACTCGTCGATCAAATCTCGGACAGAGATATGACTGCCTGACACAGTTCCTGTTCCTGCATCAATGCTCGCATAGTACGAACCTATTGCACCATTCTCATATAGACTTTGAGTATCTTCTGAGTTTGTTTGCTTGAACGAAATAATTTCATAATAGGGGCGAAGATTCTCTTCTGTCTCACTCGCACTTGCGGTTGCGCTGGTGTATCTCAACGGCAGTTTATTATTGAATACAGGTTCTTTTAACAAAGAATCCAAATCAGACATGAACAGATTATCATTGTAAAGAGAACTGTACAAAAAGATTGGTGAACCCGTGCGCGTTGTCGCACGATCACGCAGCCACTGTATAGACTCAAGAGGGCTCATGTATGGTACAATAATTTTGCGAGTGCCTTGAACCGAGCCTTCGAAGTTGACTTGTTGAACTTGTTTGCCAAGTTCGTTCGCAGATATAGTAGAAATGATATCTTCAAGTTTGCCAGTGTACGAACGGCTGAACTGTTTTACTGAATCAATGTACACATGCTCTTCTACTAGATTGATCAAAAGAAGTTCTGATCTTTCGTTCATGCGCTGAACATCAGCAATTCTGGAGAAGAAGAAATACTTTACAGCAACAGGCTCTTCGGGCTTTTCTGCATCACCAAGAACCAGTTTTAATCTTTCTGTGCCCTGAATGGATAAAGCGTCGCGCAGACCAAAGTCGTCGATGATTGCAATTGTTGCGTCAATGTAGGGCTTGTAAAGATTCTCATAGAAGACAACTTCTAAAACATTACCGCGAACATCTACAACACGGTCTTCGTTATTCGTAGAAGATGTGATTATTGACGCTTCAAGTATACCAAACTGTGATTGGTTCTGAGCCATTAAGTCCTCTCAAGCAATCGCTTAAATTCACCCACAACCTTTTCAATATATTCTTTCTTGATAATCCGAATTCGTTTTGCTTCGTCATTCTGAGCAATAAGAAAATCAAGGTTTGTGATAGGAATTTTTTGATCATTGCTGTAAAAATAATCCACCCAATCACCTGAATCGTTTTCATAGTGGTGTGTGCCTTGATATTCATAGACGATATTGCCAAGAGCAAGAAGATTTAGATTCGCGCTGTCGTCGTATGTCATTGCAGTTTTGCCAGTAATATCGCTGTCAGAAGAAAGAGTAATTTCACCAACATTCAGATTTTTGCGAATCACAATCCCGTTGCTACCTTGCACAAGCACTGCTTGCCCGATAGGATATTTGTCTGCAAGCCCGCGCACGGTTGCACTGTCTGCTGCTGTAACATCAAGTTTCGCAGTGTAGTTCGGAAAAAGTGTAGACTGTGCATATGTGTATAACTGCCCAAGCGTTTTAGGCCAGCCAACTTCACGCAGTCTTTCGTTCATCAAGAAGAAAGTCCAGTCGTATTCGCTCTTACCATACAGACGGTATGAAAGTGTATCAGGGCGATCTCCGTCTCGGATCTCATACTCAATATATGCGCCAGCATCTTCTTTTAACTGATCGACCAAATCAACATACTTGGTCAGTTGCTGAAAGAGAACTGGCTGCTCTTCATTTCCGAACAGATATAGAACCTTTGGAAAGTTTTCAAAATAATTAGACATTAGTAACCATCTCTCACTTTCTGCTTATCAAGGGCGACGATTTCTTGGAACGAAAGCGAAATGTCAACTTCGACGAAATTACCATCGCTATACATGCCCGATGCGGTTGAGTTGAACGATGTTTGAATATCGCGCAGATAGCAGCGTTGGATCTTGAACGAAGGATTTTCGTCATATCTATTTCGAATATCAATCTCAAACATGTTCGGAAATTTATACGCAAGAGGAAGACCAGATTCGCCTAGCACAATCTTTTCGGGATATAATTCTTGACGAAAGAACTTTACGATATTTTTAATTTCGTTTGCTTCGTCGCGGTTGTTTGCAATCATTTTAAAAGTAAACGCAAAACTACGAATTTGTACTTGTTGAAAGAGTGTGCGCTGATTAGGTGCTGTAGCAATTCGCGTTGCGTTTCGCACTGCAGGAGACAGCCCTTCTAGCGTACCACCTAAAGCAGAAGCACCGACAATAGCACCTGGGGTGCCAAACTTAGAACCGATAGCAGCACCAGCAACTTCACCCGCACCCTTTGCTACAACAGATGCTGCGAGAGCGGATGCAGTTCTTGCAAACTGACCATTTGAATTAAAGCCGGCAAATGGATTCTGACCCTGTAGCGCTTGCTCTAGCGCACCGCCAACGGTACCAAGATTCGCTGTTTCGTACTGTGCGTTGTCACTGAATCTTAGATCGCGCTGAAGAGGTAAGGTTACAGTACCTATTGTTGTGCCGCCTTGACGATTCTCGTAAGACTGAAGGGCAGGTTTTACTTGATTCTCAGTTTTTTCTATTTCTTTCTTTGTCTTTACATCAACCTTTTTATCAGAAACAGACGCAGTAAGTGATTCACCTGTTATTTTCTGTGCAAATTCGTCTACACCAGGAATCTCAGCAACAAGAGATTTAAAGCCTTCGCTAACAGATTTATAAGTATCACCAATTTTTTCTGCAATGTCTACGCCTTCAACCTTAACTACCTTAAAAATAATTCTAGCAGGATAACTTTTTGAAAGCGTCAGAGGATAACGATAGTTTCTTGCCTCTTCAATAACTTCTTGAGAAGGGCTTGTTGCGTCAACATTCTCATTGTCAGGAATTCTACGATTAGCAATCTCTCTTTCTTCAGTAGCCGTAGCAGGCTCTTGTACACCTGCGGCGCGTCGAAGAAGTTCTAGTCGCTGTGCTTCAGATAAAACAGTACCGACGGGTGCTGTATAGGGATCTGGTTCTGCCATTTAAGTCACTCTAAATAATTGGTGAATCATTGTTTCTTTATTTATAGAGTTTTTCATGACATACAAAGGCAAATACAAAGTTAAGAATCCAGCCAAGTATAAAGGCGATTCTCGTAATGTGATCTACCGTTCACTATGGGAGAGAAATTGCTTTCGATGGTGTGACGAAAGTTCGGATGTTCAATACTGGTCGAGCGAAGAGGTCATCATTCCATATCTATACGAAGTGGACAATAAAATCCATCGATACTACATGGACTTGAAGATTGTCTACAAGACTGGCGAGACTGTTCTGGTCGAGATAAAACCTCATAAAGAAACACTGCCTCCTAAAGGTGACAGACGAACAAAAAAGTATGTCACAGAAGCACTTACATATGTCAAGAACAGAAACAAGTGGAAAGCCGCAACTGAATACGCAAAAGATCAAGGGTGGGGATTTCAGATATGGACAGAGAAAGAACTTGAAGCAATGAAAATTCTTCCCAAAAGAATTGCACCACTAAAGCCCTTCAAACGCAAGAAAACTAGATAAATAAACGCATGAGCAATTTATTTCAAACAGTAGAACTAGAAGCATTCCGTGCTGGTATTACACCGCGGACCAAAGAGTCTCGTGCATGGTTTCGCCGCAAAGTTCAGAACATGCGTAACATCAATCGCCGCGCATTGATGAACGAAGATCCGATTGAGAAACGCGCACGATCAGCGTCTGGTTCAATGTACATGTTTTTCTATGATGCAAAGCATCGCGAAAAACTACCTTATTGGGACGCGTTTCCGTTGATCATCGCAATCGGACCAGCACCGAAAGGATTCTATGGCATGAATCTGCATTATCTGCCAATCCCTCTTCGCGCTAAGTTTCTTGATGGATTGATCGATATTACAAACAACAAGCGATATGATGAAACGACAAAGTTTGAAGTATCGTATTCGTTTTTGAACAGAGCAGCAAAGTTTAAGTACTTCAAGCCCTGTTTCAAGCATTACTTGACTAGTCAGGTCGAAGGAAGACTTGCATACATTCCACCACCCGAGTGGGAGATT